CTTATATACTTAAATGTACTTTAATCTCACACTAATCAAGCCAAAAGAGTAGTGTGGTTCTGCAAATCAAACCACCACGGCCAAAACGGTGGTTCGAAAGAACGGGAACGACTACTGGTAAAACTGGTTTATCCAGTCGTCGTCCTTTACAGAGAAAGGTGCAACAACTTGCTCCCAACGGGACACTGACAAGAGGGCGAGCTCATTAGCACGCAAGAGGGCCAGTGCAGCGTTGATCTTCGCAAGAAGGTCTTCGTAGTAAGTTTGGTCATGATGGTAAGCTTCACGCAGAGCGGTTTGGATGTTCTGGTACATCGCCTCGACGACAAGTTCGGGTGCGTCGGTGCGGAGCCAATTTATTTCCTCGTGGATGGTTTGTTTCTCGATAGGAGAGAGAATTAAACGAGGCTGGCTCGGGTGAGGTACAAAGCGGCGTTTTAGATACGTCGCCTCGCCCGTGAGGCTTAGAAAGTCCGGTTGGTCCCCACCTTTCTTAAGAGCATCGGTATAACCGACACCGTGGGAGGTGAAAAACTCCTTCAGAGTGTTAAAATTGAAGAAGCTCTGGAAATCGGGGTGGGGAGCTAGAATGTGATCATCTCCGTAGAATGTCATCTCTAGTTTCTGAAGAATCTCATTGGTATCCACTTTCACTCCTGCTTTGCGAGAAAGAGTGAGAAAGGCACACAACATGATTATCATATTACAGAGTGAATTCAAGTCCACTGTGATGGCAGAGCCCGAAGGCATGCCCTGGTTCGTAAGAAACACAGTGTCGGCAGCGACAGATAGATGGTGAATCATATCCTGCACGATGACACGACGAACAGTCTTGTTTTCTTCTGAATCGTCGTACCAGTTGTTAATCACTTCAATGGCCTCCGCCATAACTTCCGGGTCTAACATGCCATCCCACGCAGCAAAATCACCTGCTATGATATTCCCACCGAAGCGGTTCAATCTTTGAAACAGGTGCGTCCACTGGGGGGAAGCAGGGTCGATTCCGACAGCACTGGGGAGGTCAACCGGGTTTTGGTTACACATCGCGATAAAGCAACCAAAGTATTTGCGAACGGTAAGGGTAACATGCATGGGTTCACACTCAAAAGTTCGAGTGAGACCAGCAGCCACCTTCGCGATAGTTCTCCTCTCGTCCTTCAGGTTAGTATAGGCAAGGGAGAATGTCCGTTCACCCCTCCTAG